GGCTAACGCACATATCGAGGGTGACGCAACGACTGCAGAAGCACGTTCAGCGACAACTCGCTTGGGCAACTACACACAAATCTTCAAAAACGCAGTTGTCGTTCCAGACACTGACGAAGGTTTGGACAAAGCAGGCCGTGCGCGTGAAATCGCGTACCAAACGCTAAAAATTGCCAAAGAGCAAAAATTGGACATCGAAAAAGCACTTTTCGACAACAATGCTCGTGCAGCGGGTAACTCCACAACTGCGCGTGAGCTTGCTGGTGCGCCTGCATGGTTGACATCAAACACAGACTTTGGTGCTAACGAAGGTGCAGACCCAACTGGTGACGGTACAGACGCACGTACAGACGAAACAACAACATTGATCGCGTTCTCACAAGCACGCTTTGATGGTGTTATGCAGTCTATCTGGGAAAACGGTGGCAATCCTGACACTGTATATCTATCAGCGTTCCAAATGAACGTTGCTCTAGGTTTCACAGGTAACAACAACCAGCGTTCAGCGGTACAAGCTGGTGACGAGCGTGTCATCAAATCACTTGCAGTATACGTTACACCTTGGGGAACAATCGAGTTCATGCCAAGCCGTGAGAACCGTTCTCGTGACGTATTCATCATGCAGGATGATATGTGGGAAGTCGCAACATTGCGTCCAACCAAAAACGTTGCACTTGCAAAAACTGGCGACAACACAACTCGCCAAGTTGTTACAGAACTTACATTGGTCTGTAAGAACGAAGCTGCAAACGGCGGCGTGTTCGACAACACAACATCATAACGTCATAACGTTATTGAGGGGGCGGCAACGCCCTCTCTCTTTATCAGGAGGCAGGTATGAGAGTTTTAGTTAAGTATCGCAGCATGTCCACAAGCGTAGGGCGCGTGCGTAACGGCGATATTATTGATATTCCACAAGCAGAATATGAGAAGATTTGCGTAACAAAACCGATGGCGTTAGAGGCTCTGCCTGAGCTTCCGCTTGAGGAGCCTAAGCCAAAGGCAGCGCCTAAGAAGCCTGCAGCGAAGAAAGCACCAGCGAAGCGCAAGCGTGCGCGTAAGGCTGACGGTACGCTAAAAGCTGATGATCCATCCACACCAGACGTAAATGAGGCTTGGGAAGATGGCAAACACCTCAACTAAAATCAAAGAAACCATTAAGTTTGAAGATGACAAGCTCATCATCAAAAAGACGCATGACGCATCTGTAGCGCTGAAAGACGCGCAGCAAGCGCGTGAGCTATCCCCCAATGCATTCGCATCAGACTACAAGCATGTCGGCAACGTGGACATGGCTATGCTAAATAACTGGCTAAAAGAGGCTGGAGTAGCATGGACAGATACACAAGCAGTAAAAGATGTGCTAAAAAGGAAGTTAATGAGTAACGAATTTTCTGGCCTGCGTGTGTGGGAAGGTAAGTGGTAAGATGGAAGTGAACTTTGAGATGATTGATGCGATCATGCAGTGGGTTGTTTTGCCTATAGCTGGTGTTGTTATTTACATGTTCAACCGCCAAGGTCAGCATCATACTGACATAGCAGTTCTCAAAGCTCAGCACGAAGCCACAAAAAACTCACATGATCGTGAGATGAAAGAGATGAAAACCACCATCGCCGCGATCTTCACCAAGCTCGACAATATAGAGCAAGCGTTGAGAAAATGATGCTATGGACCCAGTTAGCTGCGTAGCACTTGCAACAGGAGCGTATAAAACGCTCAAGGCAGCTATTTCCACAGGCAAAGACATTCAAGAAATGGGCAACACGATTGCAACGTGGGGCCAAGCCTTTTCCGATTTCAATAGATTAGAAGAACGCCAGAAAAACCCGCCTTGGTGGGAAAAGACCTTTAAAGGTTCCGATGAAGAAACCGCGATCTTGATATGGAACCAAAAGCGCAAAATGGAGCAAATGCGCAAAGAAATTAAAGATCATATATCTTTTATATATGGGCCATCGGCATGGGATGAGGTTCTTAGAATAGAAGCGGAACAGCGGCGTATTCGCAAAGAGGCTGCATACAAAAAACAAGAGTTTATAGATAACTGCATTAACTGGGCTGTGGGTCTGACCGCATTTGCTGTTGGCGGGGTGATCTTAGCGGGAGCTATTTATATTGTTGGTAAAGCAAGGGGGCGGTGGTGATGATTTACGTTCTTGTTTTTATACAATACATTCCATCTGCTGAACTAAAGTATTATCAGATCGGCCCAACACACGCGACATACGAGGAATGCGAACAAGAGCGCAGAAAGGCAAGAGAGGGTTTGGTTGTTCACAACAGCCAGACTGTGGTTTGTCTTGAAGTTAGTGGAAAATAAACTGGGTCAGTGGGTTGTTTTGACGCAGACAAATAAAATCGTTATTATCACCACAAACAAACGTATTGCGGAGCATTACTATGGTAGAGGACTACGATCTCAATAAAAATGGGACGCTAGAGGATGATGAGAGAGCGATTATGCTTGAAGATCGTCGGCGCAAAATGCTGGACGCCGATCATAAGCGAGATGCGCAGCTTAAAATGACATGGTTCGCTTTATCTGGAATGCTTGGTTATCCGTTTTTAATTATCTTGGCTTCATATTTGGGTTTAGTCCAAGCCTCTGAATTACTTGCTGACATAGCAGCAGTTTATGTTGTTGCCGTATCTGGCGTAACGGCTGCATACTTTGGATTTTCTGCAATGGGGGATAGAAAATGATCCAAGCACTTATAGGGCCATTGACTGAGTTAGCGGGTGGCTGGCTCAAAGGCAAAGCTGATGCACAAGCGGCAGATGCAAAGCTGAAGTTGACTGAAGCGGAAGCTAAGGCAAAGATAATGCTTTCCAAGGAAACGTCTGTAGCGGATTGGGAGCGCATTATGGCGCAAGGTTCTCAGTCCAGTTGGAAAGACGAATATCTTGTAATTTTGTTCAGCATCCCATTAATTCTAGTGTTTACTGGTGAATGGGGCCGCACAGTCGTTGCAGAGGGGTTTGCAGCGTTGGAAGTGATGCCGCAGTGGTATCAATACACTTTGGGTGTAATCGTATCAGCGAGTTTTGCCGTGCGGTCTGCGACTAAGTTTTTCGGGGGTAAAAAATAATGGCTAAAGGTGACGCACTAAAGATGCTGCAAAAGAAATGCGGCGTAACTCCTGATGGCGCGTTTGGGCCAAACACAGCCTGCGCTATCGCAAACTATTACAAACTGAATGCAGTACGTGGCGCACACCTACTAGGTCAAGCTGCGCATGAAAGCATGAACTTTCTGGTGTCTGAAGAAAACCTGAATTACCGCGCGAAAACCATGTGCCGCGTGTGGCCCTCACGGTTTGCCTCAGAGGCAGAAGCTGCACCATACGCAATGAACCCAGAGAAGCTGGCAAACAAAGTATACTCAGGTCGCATGGGGAATGGCCCAGAAAGCTCTGGGGATGGCTGGAAGTATGCAGGCAAAGGCTTCATTCAACTTACAGGCAAAGACAACACACGCGAGTTTGCAGAGCATATAGGCCGCGATGGTTTAGTTGACGATCCTTCACCGATTGCTGACGAACTAGCTATGGACAGCGCAATATTCTTCTTTGAGAAAAACGGGCTGTTCAGGCTGGCAGATCAGGGTGTCAACGATGATGTAATCAAGCAAATCACAAGGCGCGTCAATGGCGGCTATCATGGGCTTGATGATCGCATGAAGAAAACCAAGGACATCTACCGTTGGCTAAGCTAGTGCAGCATCTCTGCACCTTCGCTCTCACCTGACATAAGCGCAAGCACAACAATGATTGCAGCCATGACTTCCTCTGGCTGTGATCCAAGCTCTACACGCTCATCCATGTAGTCCAGAAGCGCATCCACTTCCTCGCTTGTGCTTTCAATATCGTCATCCATGTCGATCTTCACGAAAGTTTGCATGCTGCACTCCTTGTGTTGGCTAAGGCCAGTCTACAAGGTTTTGCAGGGATTAGCTAATGTCCATTGCGTCAGTTCCGCGCTGGATCATGTCGTGGTGCATTGTCTCACATGTGCGCAGCAACGCGATATAAGCACGAACAAGGGCTTCCATTTCGTGATCTCCACGCATCCATCGGTCTTGCGGTAAACCGCGCTCTGCACGCTCTATAATCTTTGCTGCGATGGCAAAGTAATCTGGTAGGTCATTCATCCTTCTCTCCCTCGTTTTCCATCCAGTGGTAAATTCTGTGACAATTACAACACAGTGGGATGCATTTCTCAATTTCTTCCCACATTTTCTTGAACCTGCCTTGCTGCAATAATTGACTTACCTTTGGGTCGCCGTTCTGGTCGGGGTGATGGAAATCTATTGCAGCGGGGTGAGAAAAGCCACAAAAAAAGCAGGACACGCCTGCTTTGTAATCTCGAAACTTTTGCTTTTGCTCTTTCTTTCGCTGTCGCGTTCGTTCAAGCGTGCGTTCTCTGTTGCGCTGATACCACTCAGCGCCGTAACTTTTACTATGCTCCCTGCGCTTCCCCTTGTCTTTGTACGGCAAAGGTCGATCTTCTTATGTTGGCTACACGCTTGAAATATAACATATTTATTCAGGTCTTAGAACAGGCCGTATAGACTGCGACAATTTGTCAGTCCTGATGCACCACATGTTCACATCACCGTCTGCAAACATGTACTCTGCCATATCCTCATTGTCGCGGATCATAATCTGACATGCCTCATATGAGGGCAGCAGTATATACGACTGTATATCCATGCCGCGCACTGCGTACTCTATGTAAAACGCTGTGAAGAACTCCATTACCTTACAGCCGCTATTTTTTGCAAGATATTTGCTAGTATTTTGCTTTCCCTCACAGCTTCCTTGCTACGCCATTCACCATCTTCAACCTGAAGGTCAAACCATGCGCCATAAAGCGTTGCGCCTAAAACCTCAATTTGCTTTTGTGTAAGCTCTAACTTATATTTCATCTTGTCCTCACTTTTAGTTTTGCTAAATTGTCGCGGTGGGGCGCGGCGTCCAGCCAGCAGCTATATCCCGACATTCTTCATAGCGCGCCCCACACGATTATCATTTCATAAAATACTTGGCTTTCCAGTAGCGCACACTGCTTTCAGATATGCCTAGCTCATTAGCTATATCCACTGTGCGGAAGCCTTCACTAACCATCTCACCAATTAACGCTAAACGCTCTGGGTTATACGTGCCTTTCCGCGTGCCCTTTCGCTTTGGTTTTGGATCATCCCTCTTCTGCTGTTGCAGTCCTGTACCCCATTTTTTGCGGTACGCAGCATTTTCCTGCTTGGCTAGTGCAGCCCATGCTGTTGCTATTGTCATACTGGCGCTCCTGTTACGTCTGGTCTTTCGCGTTTAAGTGTTTCCAATACATGCTCTGCTCGAACAAGCGCAGCATCAAGGTGAGTGTGTGCTGCGGTAGGATTGGCCTTACCTGCTTTACAATGTTTGATTATATGATCCAGATGCTTTGCGATCTGATTGTCAGTCATTTCATGCTACCTCTTTCCATTCGTTATATAAATCGCGCACTAAGCGCTTAGTCATGTAACGCAAAGCACGATTGTGGGCATGACCATCTGTGTCAACGCGCTCACGCTCCATTGCCTTACGATTATCGTAGATTATGCGGTATGGACCAGCATTTTCTTCCTTACCCTGAGCTTTTAGCAAGCTGTCACCAATAGTCCAAAACACAGCGTGTCTTGATGGGTTGTAGCCGTGCATCAGGGCCATTTCAGCATTGCTATGCTTGCGCTGCCTTTCACCCTCAACAACGGCAAGTCCAGCGCGTTTGTATATACCATCAAGCTCTTTCTCGTATGCCATGAAGTCACCGACTTCGCCTACGATACCTGCAAGGCCAAGATGACCAAAGCCTTTTACTTTGTCTACAAATGTCGCTGCGGGTAATTCTTTGGCTAAGTCTGCAAGGTATTTCTCAAAGTTCTTGCGGGCTTCTAGCAGAGGCTCACGCGCCTCGAACAATGGCTGTGTTGCCGTTGTGGCCTCAAAGGTAGCTTCGCCCTTCTTTAGCTGTGCGAATAGCTTATTAGCTTCCTTTATATCACCATCACGCAGGCCGCGACATGTCGCTTTGATCTGCAAGACTAGTTTGGCCTCTGCTCTGACCATGTTCTGGCGATTGCGCCATGCAAACTGTATCTTTGCGATGGTTGGGTTTTCGTATCTCTTGTCCATTTGTTTTCCTTTTTATGTTGCGAGGCGCCGTTTCATTGGCATTTCTGCGATTTTTCCTCGGCCTCTGGTTATTGGGCGCGTTGTTCGTGGCATTTCTGCGCGACGAGAATGGCCCAAATTCGGTGGGGGCGGGCTTCCTATGGCATTTCTGCGCGAATAAAGTGACCCCCTGTGATTGGTTGGGAGAGCGCCCCTATAGAGGCGTGACCGCGGCTGTTTGAAGGCTCTCCCGTGGGGTGACGTAGCAATGGCATTTCTGCGCGCATGAACTGACCCCCTGTAATTGGTGGGAGAGGCGAACCTAAAGCGGCATTGCTGCGTACACTATATGACCTCTCCCGTGGGGAATTGTGATCAAGGCATTGCTGCGTCATGTCAGTGTCCCCTGTAACTGGTTGGGAAGGGCGTCTACGCGTTGGTATTTCTGCGACATTATGCTGGCCCTTCCCTTGGGGTAACAATGTCTCGACATTTCTGCGTTTTCACAATGACCCCGTTAAACTGGTTGGGAAGGGCATATGCGGTTTGGCACTCCTGCGACATTTTGGTGACCCTTCCCTTGGTGCGTTTCAGCAATGGCATTTCTGCAAGATGGTCACGGCACCAAATAAAACTGGTGGGGGCGTCATTAAATTGGCATTGCTGCGTAGGCATGATGGCCCCCTTGAGGGAGGCTGGTTTACGACATCGCTGCGCTCGCGTTATGGCCCCCTGTAAGAAATTGGGGGCGCTCACCGTTTGACATTTCTGTGACCGTTCAATGACCCCCTGTAACATTATGCTAGTGCCTCTTGATAGGCGCGTTCAGCTTCCTCTGTTGTCCAGACTTCACGCACAATTTGTGCATTGCCAGACAGTCGCTTTTGCATCTTTTCGTAAAACACTTTTTGCTGCGCATGGTGCGTACTGCGTGACCCTTCATGCGCGATTGCATTCTCTAAATCCTCGCGGGTAGCATCGCCAAGCGGCACGCCAGTATTCGGCAAGCGAAATCGCTCAAACATGTCCTGCGCATAGATTGACACAACACCTGTCAGCGCAACGCTAGGCGTAGATGTTTCGCCCTTTTGCAGTACCTTTAGTTTCTGTACGCTACTCTTAAATGCGTGGCGATAATTCACAGGATGCATTGCTACATCTTTATACGCGATACGCTCCAGCCAATTCTCTGTCGCCTCATCGCGTAACGCCTGATCCTCTTTAAGCATAACTACATATTTCTCTGCAGCTTGCTTTGCGGTTGTGGAGCCTTCCCATGCCTCTGCGATGGCTTTGCTCACGCGCGTTTCTTGTCTCTTCTCAGCTTTCATCATCTTCCTCATGTTTATTTGTTTCTATCTCACCATCACCTTGGCATAATTCGCACACCTCATCGTATGCTTCCAAGTCTGGCGGCGTGTCTCTGTCTATCCAAGGCGCAACACGTTCACGCTCTATATAACCTGTGCCATTGCACTCTGGGCATGCGATGTAACCTATCAAAACGGCGGCTCCTCTTCTGGTGCGCTGGGACGCCAGATAACTGGCACCCCATGCATTTGCTCTATGAAATCAACGAGTATACTGGACCACATTGGGGCGCACCATCTTATCCATCAAGTCGATATGTTGGCACATCTCCTCTGCCCACTGCAAGTCAATCAACTCGCCTCGCTCTGCCCAACGGCGTATGTTCTCCGCTGCACTAGACGCACGCAGGTGCGCATCCACGTATTTATGATGTTTTTCCATTGTTTCCTTCCTTGTTAAATATTTAGTCAATCCCTCATTGACATCTAATTGGTATCAAGATAGGAACAGGGTGTCAACAATTTTTTGAGAGGCAAAAATGAATAAAGAAACGAAACCTTGCATGCTGCATTTAAGTGTACATGCGGATCAAACGATTGATCGACTGCGTATTGAGGAGCCTTACAGCACCTCGCATCGTAGAACGCCTAGCCGTAGCGAATTTGTAGAGGATGCAATCATGCATTACGCGAAACATTTGGAAGCGCAGCTAGATGGTCAACGGGCGTAACAAAGGCGCAACGTTTGAGCGAAGCATCGCAAACATGCTGTTTGCTGATCTGGGGCTGAACGCAAAGCGCGACATTGAGCAGTACCGTGCAGCAGATCATGGGGACATAATAACAGACGATGAAAGCTGGCCCTATGTCATCGAATGCAAACGCTATGGTGGAAAGCATTTCACGTATCGACCTGAATGGTGGGTGCAAGTGGAGAAAGCCGCCAATGCTGCAGGAAAAGAACCTGTGCTTGTCTATAAGTATGACCGCCAGCCCATCACGGTAGTCATGCGCCTAGAATATCTAATGGGTGACGGGGCACATCACGAAGAAAAAGTACGCATGGATTGGGATGCGTTTATTTACATCGCAAGGGAGAATTGGGATGGCACTAAAGAAAGAGACAACGCTTCTTAATCGTTTCAACGACTTTAATGAGAAGAACCCAGAGGTTTATGAACTATTCAAAAAGTTTACCTTCCAAGCTGCAGGTAAGGGCCACAAGCGGCTATCTGCATGGATGATTGCAAATCGCATTCGCTGGGAAACTCAGATCGAAACAGTGAATGACGACTACAAGATCAGCAACGATTACATCGCTTTGTATTCACGTAAGTTCATGAAGGACTACCCGCAATACGATGGGTTTTTCCAGATAAAGGAGATGAAGCGGGTATGACTAGAGATGAGGAAGTAAAGGTCTTGGAGCGTTTACGTGTTTTTGAGGATAGCCAAGAAGTTTCTGACGGTGTTTGGCACGCAGCGGATACATATTGGAACAAAGAAGCTGCGACACACATTTTTGGGCTTTACGACACGGCAAAGAGACTAGCGAGAATAGTGAGGAAATATCATGACACAAATTGAATACAACCTGCCAGACTATGAGTATCACGATAAAGAGATACATCCGCACATCTCTAGCAGTGACGTAAAGACTGTCCTAAGCAAATCCCTGCTACACTGGGCAGGTCAAGAGCGCAAAGAAAGCCAAGCCTTTGACATAGGCAAAGCTGTGCATGCGCTTATCCTAGAGCCTGAAAAGGATTTAGTTGTGCGCGGCCCAGAGGACAGGCGAGGCAGCAAATGGAAGGATGCCAAGGCGAAAGCTGATAAGGCTGGCAAAGTGTTGCTGACCGAAAAAGACTTTGACACTTGCATGGCTATGGCGACAAACGCATTCACACACTGCGATTTTCTAAAGAAAACTGTGTATTCTGATGCATTCGTCGCAGAGGCAAGCATATTCACAACCTGCAGCAAGACTGGTGTTGATATAAAGGTGCGCCCAGATGGGCTAATCATGCCGCAAAAGAAAACGGATGAGCCTTACATTATCGACGTAAAAACCACGCAGGACGCATCGCCAGAGGCATTTCACAAAGAAATTCGGCGGTATAACTATGATGTGCAAATAGCTTTCTACCTGCACACTATGTGGGAAGCGGGGCTACCCTGCAAAACTATGTATCTCATAGCAGTAGAAAAGAATGCACCATATGTCACAACAGTGCATGAGCTTAGCGAACTGCATCTAGCGCACGCACACAAACGCATGCTTGCCACATTGGAAAAGATCGGCAATGCTATGCGAACAGGGGAATTTACGACAGATTGGCCTGACGTAAATCAAGTCTTTCTTCCTGCATGGATGGAAGATCAAATAGAAGCATTTTAAGCGAAGGAGACAAGACATGAAAATGCTATCACCAAACCAAGTTCTATTCGAGAACGTAACCGCGCAATATCCGCGCATTAATCAAACCTATCGTTTCGACAACATGGAAAACAAAACTGTGCCATGCAGACCCGAAGAAGATGGGGCAGCGTATGAAATCTCATTCAATATGACGAATGAAGATGCCACGGAATTTCTGAAGAAATGCGATGAGATTTACGAAGAAACTGCAAAGGCAGACACGAAGCGCAAGTGGAAGCCCAAGCCCATGTATTACCCATATAAAGAGCTAGAGGATGGACAGCCGCAAGGCAAAGCCAAGCTCAAGGGTGCTTACAATGGCGAGGCAACAAAGCCACCGTTGCAAAAGGACGCAAACCGCAACACTTTGCCACCTGACTTTCGCCTAACGTCTGGCAGCAAAATAAACGTATGGGGGCAGCTATTCGCGTATAATACGGGGGCTGTGTCTGGTGTTGGGCTTCGGTTGCGCGGTGTGCAGGTCTTAGAGCTTGCAGAGGAAGCCACAAGCGATCCTTTTAGCGCAACTGAGGGCTACACTGCAGCAAAGCAAGAGGATGACCCATTCGGCTTGCCGCCAATTAAACCAAGTGCGCCACAAGCTGCACCCGTAGAAAACGTACTAGAGGACGAAATACCCTTCTAAGCAAAAAAAATGCCCCGCGTGGGATAATCGCGGGGCAGTCTATGAGACAAGAAAACAATATCCAGTGAGGTAATCGGAGCATTGTTGAGGAAATGATAGGACAGAATGTAGGTAAGATCAAGTACCCAGACGCAACATATAGTGAATTTGCGCCGCAAATCATAGCCGCGCTGGGGCTACGCAAAACAAGCCATAAGGAACACCATGGCCCTTGCCCGAATTGCGGCGGGGTTGATCGGTTTTGGATCAGCGAATATCAAGGTTTGGTCAAGGTAAATTGTAGGCAGTGCCAAGATTGGCAGCGCATAATTCAAATACTGCGCGAAATGCACGTTTATCCAGATAAGGAAATCATAAGCGAGACAAGTTATAACGAAAGTAAGAACATGAGCGACGCAGATAACGTGGTCAAACTTCCAGAAAGCGAAGGGCCGCACCCATATTTAACCAGAAAGCGCATAAAGCAACACGATGCAATCATAGATGAAGGCGATCTACACATCCGCATCATCAATAACCAAGGCAAGGTAATCGGCACGCAATTCATAGACGAAAGCGGGAAAAAGAAATTTAACTACGGGCTAGAATACAAAGGTTGTTTTCACGTAGTCGGTGGGCCAATCAAAGAATTTGCCTATCTATGCGAAGGCTTTGCCACTGCAGCAAGTGTACACGAAGCCACGGGTAAGCCTGCAGTGCATTGCCTAAACGCTGCAAACATAGCAGATGTTGCGGGTGCGCTTCGTGAGGTTAAACCTGAAACGCGCTTTGTCGTCGCGGGTGACAATGATCCAGCAGGGATAAAAGCCTGCGAAAAGGCATTCGCAGAGCACGGCATAGAGTGCGTATTGCCAGACAGCGAAGGGCTAGACTGGAATGACGTATGGATTGCCAGAGGTGCAGAGGCTACTCGCAAGAAACTAGAACCGCGCAACGTGCTGGACGATGTGATTTTCCCGTGGAACGCCAAGCCACAACTGGACAGCACATATATAATAAAAAACTGGATCACGGAAAATTCAATCAGCGTGGTGTATGGCCCGTCAAACGTGGGCAAATCGTTTTTCTGCATGAGCCTTGCTTATCACATCGCTGCGGGCGAGGAATGGATCAACAACAAGGTTAAGCGCGGGTCAGTCTTATACCTAGCCACAGAGGGCGGTAGAGCATTCGAAAACCGACTGTATGCGCTACACGAGGCGCACGGGTTCAACGATGTATCACTTGCGGTCAGGCCATCGCCCATCAATCTATATGACGCGGAAGAAGATATAGCCAAGGTGGAAGCTATCATGGCAGAAATCGGCAAGCGCATGGAACCTGTCACGGTTTTGGTCATCGACACGCTGGCACGAGCCACGGCTGGACAAATGGACGAAAACAATAACAGCGAAATGAGCAAGCTAATTGCAGGGCTGGACGCAATACGAGAGCGCACAGGGGTTCACATTATGCTGGTCCATCACAGCGGCAAGGATGCATCAAAAGGGGCGCGGGGCGCGTCTGCATTGCGGGCGGCATGTGATACAGAGATTGAACTTTCGTTCGACGAAGAAACGCGCGTTCGCACCGCAAGAGCAACAAAGCAGCGCGACATGGAAACGGGCGCAGAGATTAACTTTATTCTGCAGATAGTCGAACTTGGGGAAGACACAGACGGGGATCAGGTTACGACTTGTATCATACGTGAAGCCACGCAGGAAGAAATGGAAGCGGTGCATAATGACGCGAGGCCGCAAGGGGCAAATCAAAAGCTGTTCCGCAAATGCTTCACCCAGCTTCGCGGGGAGCGTGTCGGCGGGCCAAACCCAAGCGGCGCGGGCTGGCCTGACGCGGGCAAGTTTTGGTGCATCGACAGCGACACGGTAAGGGAGCATTTTGTTGGCAAAGTCACAACGAAAGACCCTCAACAAACTTGGACGCAGACAATCGGGAAGCTGCAAGAAAAAGGCTATATTGAGATAAATGCGGGAAAAATATGGATTGTCACCAAAGAAGGGCGAACAAGCGATGGGGAGAGGGATGCACCATTTTAGCCTACGCAATGAAATCAATGGGTTAGGTGGGTGAAATAGTGGAAAACCGTGGAAAACCGTGGAACAAAACAGAGAGCAGACCAAAACCACGAAACCACGGTTTTATATATAAAATAAAACCGTGGTTTTAGTGGTCACGCTGAAATGGTGGGAAGGATTTAGATTTGCAGAAAAGAGAATTTCCTAATTGGTTGCAGACAAGAATAGATCAGGGATCAGCGCGGGTGCATCCGCATGGCACGTTTAAAGTGCGGCGTGGCGTTACGCTGGCAGACAAGCTGCAGAGCGTGACAACGTTAGAGGAATTGGAAGGCTTCGCTAATCGCCGCAAATATGGCGCACAGGTGGAGCCGTGGACAGACGAGGAAAGAAAGGAGATACTATGGCGAAAGATGGAACTGGAGAACAAACGCAAGCGCCGCTAAGGTGGAGCGTCTACGATGACGGGTTGCGTATCTGGTCAAGCGAACGCGGGCAGTATATCGGAACGATACCCACCCGCGAATTGAAATATATTTTGCGCGACATGGCGCGGCGTTTGGCTGAATTGGATTAGCTGGGGTTTGGTTCCCAGTCGTCCACGGTTTCGTCGTCTGGCTCCACTTCGTGCCACGTTTGCGTTTCGTAGTCCCATTCAAGGTTGTGCGCTTCGATTTGCTCAATCTGATACTCGTTCGGCTCAGGGCGTTCGAATGCATTACGCATTTTCCAGAATGCAGTGTCGATAGCGCGGCAATCGCTCAAGTGTAGGTCAAATATTTCGCCAAGGCTCTGTGTGGCCTTGCGCAGAGCCTCTGTGGCCTCTCTGATTGCCTCGCGCTGATCTTCTGTTAATTTATCAAATGCCGCGTTTGCTTGCTGCATGTTTTCTAGTTTTTCAATCCAGTCTTGCTTGTCCATTGTCTCTTTTCCTTATGTTGTCATTACGATATGCGCACATGTGATTAGCGTTAAAAACACGGCCCACGTTGCGCATAGTTTTTCGGCGGTGTTCATGTTGCGGAATATTTGGATGTAGGTTTTCATTATGCAAATTCCTCTTGGCCTTCGTCAAACATGCCTGCGCAGGTTAGGGCGTGGCGTATGCATGCGGCGTATTCGCGCTTGGCTAGTTCTGGCGTCATATTAGATTTAACCTCTAGGCCATAGCGCACGGCGTAACCGAAGTTGGTGCGGAACATTTCAACGGTTGAGCTGTCGTTTAGTTCTGTTTTTGCGATAAGTTGTAACATTATGCCGCTAACTCCTTCCATTCTCCATTCATAGGCAGACTAAAGCGCATTGTTTCATCATGATTGAAAAGGTCAGCATCGCATAAATCAGTCCATCCAAATTCATTTGACCAATACAATTCCACATTGCAAAAGTAAGGTTTAATTCTGATAACGTAACTCATGCTGCGTCCTCTATCTCGTCCTGCAGTTCACAGAGCGCGTCCTGCGCAGCGACATAAAGCGTAGCGAATGCAATGCGGCAAGCTATCGTGCCAAAGCTGTCACCCTCTTGTGATATGCCACCGCAATCCTCTAGCCACGCTTCACCATCTGAAGTGTCGTGATCTGCGCAGAACTGGATTGCCTTGTGGTAATAAATGCTAATTTCGTGACCGTCGCACATTTGATGGATGCAATCCTGCGCGGTGTCAAAGCATCCCTCTGCGTTTTCCATTGCTTCTTTTGCTATGTTCATTGCTTCTGTGTAGATATTCATGGTCTTTCCTTTCCTATGTTTAACCCATGCAAAGGGCGCACGCTCTGGTGCGCCTAATGGATAGCTTAACCTCTATGAATGAAGGAGAATGTACTTCCCTTGCCGTTGGACGTTTGCCGCCCGTCAACATCATCCGCAAGCATGCGCAAGCGATCTGCGGCCTGTTCTCTTTGCTCTTGTGTCATATGCTCAAATGCGTTGGCAATATCGTTGATTGTATCGCATGCCCAATGCGCTGATGTGTAGAGCTGGCCTTGTCCAGCTTGAACCATCTTTGTGATTTGCTTGTTAGTAAGTACGTGCATTGTCTTTCCTTTCCTGTTTGGGGTGGTGTGGGGCTTATGCGCCCCAAGCAACCATGCATTCATGAATATAAAGCGCGGGCATTTTCCACTCTACCAAGTGATCGTAGAACTCCTTACTAGTGAAGCCCATTGCCTTGACCTCTGCGGCGTATTCTGCGGGTGTCTTGTAAACATTCGTCATTTTGAATTTGTCCTTGTTTCTTTGCTTGTGATACTAATATGATATTTAAAAGGTATCTGGTCAACACATAAAAACCAAAGTGACGTTACGTCACAAACTGGACGCATCACACATTGAATGCATCGGTCGCACACGGGCGCGCGCGAATACTACCAAAGCACAACAAATGCAATACTGGACTTATCCAGTGTGGCAAACTGGCATTATTAGATTTAACATAATATTATTCAATTCGCTAAGCCATTGATATTGCTCAATAAAAATATCCGATAATGTGTATTATGTTAAATTATGTTTGATATAGCCAGTTTTCACCTTGGATTAGGTCCAGTTTCGCTGGAACCCCCCCCGTCTGGCCCCCACCCCACCCCCTATTATTATTATACATTCCCACACAGAAAAATTCGTGTTATATAATTCGCAGGGGTGCTACCTCGTGATGTGCCTTCCCTCCCTGTGGCGCAACCCATTTCCTTCCTGTAGCACCCCCCCTCACCCCACGTATTGCTTTATTGTGGTATCATGTTAAAATTTGCGAAAAATCACAGAAGGATTTGGTATGGCTGGCAGGTCATTGCAGAAGAAGCGTTTAGCTGAAATTAAGCAAATGGGTGGCGCTGATTTTTTGCGGGAGTGGTTACTTGAGGGAAAATCTATCAAAGCCTTAGCGCAGAAAATGGAAATACACAGCGGAACCCTGCGCAATCTTATTTTGTCTGACGCAGAGCTTTCTGCTGCTGTAGATAGCGCCCGTAGAGATGCTGCAGATGCGCATTTTGAGCAGGCTTTTGAGTTGATTTCAGAGGTGTCTGAGCGCAGACAAAGAGAAATTTTTGAGGCGCTGGATGAAAACCACACGCGAGATGTTAGTGAGGCTAACGTAAATCAAGTTGACTTGGGGTTGCTCAAGCAGAAAGTTGGGCAGCATAACCTTGCTGCGTCTAATTGGAACCCTGAGCGATACGGTGGGCGCAACCAACAGCAAATCAACATTAATATTGGGGATTTTCATTTAGACGCGCTGCGTAAGGTTAAGGTGATTGACCATGAGTAATGTCGCAGAAAATACTATGGTTGACTTTGTGCAGCGCTATAGCAAGAAGCCTGCTTTATTTGTGCAAGAGGTGCTTGGCGTAGAGCCATTGCCGTATCAGGCAGAATTTCTGGAAGCGATTGCGTCTGGCGAACGCAAGATTAGCATTCGGTCTGGTCATGGTACTGGTAAGTCTACAGCAGCATCTTGGGCAATGCTATGGTATTTTT